CTATTATAGGGCGGTATATACTGAAAGTAATCTGTACCATTGCCTATGGGAATATTTGACCAATCTACTGCAGTTGGTGCACTCAGTGTCAAACTTACTTGTATCCACAACTTGCCTGCATATCCATTGCCAGTATATGCTACCATTGTATGCATGCCATTACTGCGTTCGGCCTGCGCGTCACCTGCCAGTGCGCCACTGGCAAAAATATATTGGTTGGTCAAATCATCTATGGTTTCAGGTGTAAATTGATAAGCGGGTACGTTAATTGCAGGTACTAGAGATGTACTCATACCTTCTATCAATTCAAACGTGCCATAGGTGCTGCGATTTATGTCTGTATACAGGAATGTTTGCACCCCTGTCACATCAGTTAGTCGTATTGTGTAGCGATAATAACCGCCAAGCCAATGACCAATTTCAAGATCAGTTAATACCAACCGGCATGTACCTGCCGTGTCTTGCAGCGTTTGCACAGGCTGTATCAGCAATAATTCTGCCAAAGGACTATAACCATTGCCAGGAATTGTTGTTACACTTTCTACTCGTTGTATCAAGGCATCTATTTGATAACCGGCAAGATTGACCGGTTTGCGGTCATTGTTTCTAACCACAAAATCTATTGTGTTTGTACCACCCTTGTAAACTTTTGTATCGTATTGTATCATTGGACCGTTAATGTTAGGAGCGTTGCCGTTGGTATACCAGAGCTGAACATACTCTTTGAATTTGAACAAAACTTGGTCTACCATGTGCTGCCATCTGCCTCTCTTTGGGTATTTATCTGTTTAATACAGATGTCGGTTTTCGATAATAAATACCCGCAAAAGATAATGGTAATCATGACCCCAGAAACACATAAGCTACTACAGGAAAAATTTCCGTTTTTAACTATTCTGACTTATCTCAATACAGAATATATCGGTATTATACAAAATTCAGACTCACAGTTTGTAAGTTTGTATATATTAGAACCAACATTGCCAAATGCTGTCAAGCGAGAGTTTCTCTTGTGTGGCGAAACATGGTGGTGGGAAAGCAACCGCACTATACCAATAAATTTATTTTTGCGAGAAAAATTCAAACCTTTCAAGCAATATTTAAAAACATTTGCCAAAAAAGAAGTAAACATAGTGGAAGGTCCATCAATCAACGTGATGGACCTTATAAACAAAAAGCTGAAACGCAGAACTATTCAATTGGTTAAGATACCTTAGGCAACATGCATCTCAACTATCACCAAGACTGGTAATTGTAACCTTGCCCACAATTTGCCCATCCTTGGTGATTTTCAGCTTGGGACTTTTACGGCGGAGTTCTTGCTGTGCTTCAATTTCCTCTGCATCACTCCACTTTTGCCAATGTTCTACGTTGGCCCATGCAAATACAGCAGCATCGTCCTTGTCTTCAAACCGTGCTAATGCAATTACAGTTGGTTCTTCATCATTTTTATAAAAAGCGCTGGCTGTAATTGCAAAATTGTTGTCAATTCTCGTCAAGGTTTCTAACATTTGAGCCCAGTCTGAGGTTTTAATCTTTGGGCTTCTAAACAAATACCCTTTTGCTAGTTTAGGTTTGTTATTGACCAATGGATCTGATTCAAGATACTGGGCTAATATCTCGTTGTACGCACCATCTCGGCTAACAAGCCGCACTGTTGTACCAAGGCTGTTTGTTTCACTTTTGATTTTAAGAACTCGAGACTTCACCATCAACTCCTATATTTCATCTTTAATATAGTACCTTATGCACGATTGTCAAGGTCATTTATTGCTTGTTCAACCAATAGATTAGCATGTACCTTGACCAGCATGGCGTAACTTATAGCATGATTTTTATGAAATGAATATCCACCATCAGTTGAATCTTTCCATATTTCATCTTTTATAGCATTAAAACCTTGTGATCGGCATTTATCAATTAAATGTCGCTTGCCTGGACGTATCAGTGCCAATATCATGGCAATATCTTGAATACTTTGTGGATGCAATTCAGCTATCAATTCGGCATAGTTGCCTAGATGTATCAATTGTTCAGTAAACTCTTTGTGAACCAATAGATTCCAATCAAAAGGTTGAGACATCAACGCCAACAAATGTTGCTCATCTTTGACTTTTTCATAAACATATACATTGAGCAAATCTAACTTGTACAAACCTTGTTGTTCAGCATTTTCATAGTGTATGCTGGCCAATCCTGAGAGAGGATCTATAGGCACTGCATGGAAATAAACCCCTGTATTATGTCGAGTTATGGTATTATTGCGTATTATTGCTGCAGGAACATGATCAAGAAATTTCAAAGCTTGTGTTCTATCAGCAAAATCTATGTCTACGTCTCCTGCGTGTGTAGCCACAAAATCTCTCCCTATGCTAAAATAAATTCTACAGCAGCGTCATTGTTAAAATTTTATAAGATATCCAGTTTATTATTCATAGCTGACTTTGTTGTCTAATTCTGTGTTAACAACTTGAATTCGTCTTTCAGTGGCAGCCATTCTAATATTGAGATTACGCAAGTTGTTTTCAAGTTTGGCAATTGTATTTTGCATATTTCTCACAGTATTTTCAAGTCTTAGAACCAATGCAGCATCTACCACAGAAATTTTCTTACCATCAATTTCCACTTCCTTGATTGCACCTCGTTCCTGCAAGCTGACCTGGCTTGGTTGATTCTCTGTTGTAGGATCATCAACATCATCATTGTCTCCATACATGTCTGTTACAGTGTCGCTCATTTACTACATCCCATTCTCTCTAAGTGTATTTCTAATAAAATCACAGCTTTCTCTATTTTTGTTAAAGCGTATCTTCCACGGTCCTGGAGGCGCATACTCTTTGATCATACTTATTTGTTCTGGTGTGCATCTTTCAAAAAAATCAACTGCACTGTCAACATTATATAGCAGCCAAGGCGATATTCGACCACTGCGTATCCATGCCACAGCTTGGTTGGTGTTGACATTTCTAAAAAATTCTGGCCAAGATTGTCCAGTTTGCATGCTCCATTCATTCATTAACATAATGTTGCGTTCCAGTGCATCTTCTGCAGATTCTTGCCTGGTTAATTCTCTAACATATTGTTCATAGACAAAATCATGTGTCCATTTGTCAATTGGTAAGTTATTTTTTATAACATAGTCTATAAATTTGGCAGGTTCTACAGCATTTAGGTCACGTATATGCCGGCCAAATTTTACAAATGCTAGATAATATTGGCTGTCTATGAAATTTCTATAGCTGTTCTTGAAATTTTTACTTTTGCTAAACGTGTTGAGTTCATAAAATCTACTCCAAGCTATAAAACCAAAACGCACATGCGGATCATCTCGTTGAAACCACCGCCGCTTTTTCTCACAGCTGTGATTTACAAGAGTAAGCTCTTTGACAAACTTTCTCTTACAAAACTCGCACTCAAAATCATTCATGCACTGTGCTTTTTCCAAGCTTGTATCATTTCTTTGACCTCAGCATCACTGGCACCACTGCCTTTGACAAATTTAGTCCAGCTTTCGGCAGTGTGTGAGGATTTTATAATGGCAACCTCGTCGTCATTGAGCTCGGGAAATTTTTCCACCAACCATTGATCAATCTTGTTGGATTTTTTGGCATTTTTGGCTGCCAGCCATGGACGAAATTGTTTGTCTCCCAAGCCAGTTAAACAAAGCAATTGATGTTGTAGATCTGGATACTTGGTTAAAGTCCAAAAACCTATGTTTACCAAGTCGTTGACTGCCATTACTGCATATGCAGCATTGGGATTTTGTCCGTTTAATGAACTCATAAAACGCATCAACACCAAAGGAGCATAGCTTTTTTTCTCATCGTCTGTTAATCTATTATAATAGTCAAGATCGTGCCTGTCTATTGCATACAATGTTTGTCCAAGATCTAGCTTGTGTGTTTTAGCTGCGGCCATGCGATATGTCTCCTAATGCATATTGTTGCTGAATAATCAGTGCAATACAAGACCTCAACTTCAACTCTTTTTTCAAAAATCTATAAATAACATCATCTAGCATTATGCGGTTGCCCAACCGCGTAGCCCTAGAACGGCAACATAAAGGAGAAACAACATGGGACGCCCGATTAATAAAAAGTATATTGGACCAATCACTTGCGGTGGCACACAAATCGAAGCCACAGCTTATTTTATCTGTAGACCAGGACCAACCACTGCATATATTTGTGCACAAAAAGCAACCAACACCTACAATATGGTTTCAATTTGCGGTTGCTACAGCGATCGTGTGCAATTGACCGATGGTGGAGTAGCCTTACAGCCAGGCCAGGCCAATGTCACTGTCAAGCCATACGGATTTACAGGCAGCGGTGCTACAGCT